GCCTTTCAGCTACTCTCCCAAAGGAGAGAGTATGGACTGATTAGGTCCCTAAAGTGTAGATCTTGATTTTCTTATACCCGTTAGCGCCAGGGAGTCCCCAGCGCTTACGACCTTTACGGTCGACAGAAACGGGTGTTACCGGTGAACCGAGCTCACGCTCGATCACATCGGCGAAGGTCTCATCCTTGTGGGATTCGGCTTCACCAACACGGAACTCTCTTTCGAGAGATCCATCAAGCGACCCAGCACGATAAATCGTGTAAAGGGCCGCTGGTAAGTCGCCACGACCAGAGTTTAGGACCTCGCGGTCTTCACTCCGTGGTTTTGTCACGAACGACTCAAAGAAATATCCCCCGAACCCGTCCCTCTGCTGAGCAGAAGTACGGCGCCGTTGATGGTCACCGATGAGGTAGCCATCGCCGTAGCCATCGGGCCCGTAGATGCAGAGCTGAGGGTCCAGGAACCTGGCCACTCTTTTCGCCCTGTCATCATCTCCGTGTTTCACGTACCAGTTGTGAAGCACGAATAAGGACTGTCCGCTCACCCACTCTTTCTGATAGTAGGGACGGACGTCGATGCCTTCAAAATAGTCGTGCCCGCATGATTCCCGGAATGGTCCGGATGCGAATGACTTCTTCGGATTTACGTTAAACCCCGCATAGCGGAGTACCTCGACTACATCACTGAACCTATCGCTAGGCACAATGATGTCGTCTCCGTAAACGGAGACATCGTCCTCTTCCGAACAGCAGGAAGAGGCCAGAGCCCAGAAAATAAGGGTCTCTAGAGGAAACGTATAGCCATTCCCCATAGCGGAGAATTTCTCTTGGATGACGATGCTGCCGTTCGGCAGCTCGATTTTTCCGGAGCGACCCCGTGCAAGCACGTGCGCCCAGTCAAGAGGAAGCTGGTCGTACACAAGTTCAAGAGCAACTGTGTCCGAGGCACTACTAAGGTCCAGGGTTGCTAAAGCCCCAGTTAAGGACCCGATCCTAGCCCGTCTTTGGTTGACAGACTGATCACGGATATCCTGACCGAACGCGGCAAGACGCTTCGCCATGACGATACCGTACCCAAGTTGATAAATCAAATTCATCAGGGGTTCGATGCCGATAAGTCGAAACGTCAATGCGTTCTTGAAGACGAAGCACAGCAGACTGGTATGAATTTCTACCAGCACTGTGTCCCATTCATCGCCAGCCTCGTCCACTCGTGTAACAGTGGCATTCTCAGACGACAAATGAGGAAGCTCCCGGAGCAATTCTTTGATCACCGGAAAGAGCTCTTCACTACATGTGACACCCTCCGAGCTCTTGCGTCGGATAGAGGCGTCGGCTTTTCGCGTTTTCCGCGTTGAGCCTGGACCGAAACGTAGGGTTAGGTCAGCTAAAACCGGAACGGCTTTCAGCACACGCGCGATTTTACGACGAGAACGGTGAAGTACCGCTTCGACGCGCGACGGGAATCCAAGAGATCCGTCACGACGCATGCGAAAACGCTGATTCGTCTCCCTACATAGCAATTCGGCCTCGAGGAACTTGCTCATCCCGGTCTCCTCTCTGTCGACACCGATATTCAGGTGTCTCAACTTTGAGAAGAAGGCGACGGCTTGGCGAGCATTCCTTACGGAATACGGCGTGAGCCCGTCTAAAGAGTAGTCAACCTCGAATTCGCACAGTTCCTTGAACTGGCATCGGTGGATCCAGGCGGTAAGCCTTTCACTGTAGATACCAGCCTCGAGAGCATGCGAGTATGCCAAGTCACGAAGGACGTCTAGCGAGTCACCTTCGGGTAGAGCCTCGAGCCAGTTTCGAGAGCATTTCATCCCATTTCTCCTTAAAAAGAGGGATGGCGTCAAAGACGCCCTGGGCCAGCAACATGCTGGTTGCCAGAAGAGCAGTGGCCGCTTTTACAGACAGCCGTACCCTAAGTAGGGAAGAACCCGACTTAGGGCTGGGCTTAGGTCGGCAAGATGTACTTGTCGACCGCATCACTCACCGGGCCGGACGTTGCCGCCGCGACCGACGCCGAGATGTTGTTACCCAGATTCACGAGGATTTGACGCGCCAGTCGGCGGTCAGTCTCCGTGCTGCGCTCATGCACGAAAGCCACGAGACTCATGGATACCACGTGAGCCACTTTTGGTGGCGCCGTGTAACCCGAAGAGTTCTGCGCGTTGACAGCCTCCATGACGGGGACCGATACGCGGGTTTCGATCCGCTGCAAGCCGTTTTTCAGCTTGCGCTTCGTGATTTCCACGCGATTGCAGGCGTAATCGGGAAGCGTAAGGGACGTTTCCTTCCACTTTGCGCTCACGGTTCCATCAACGAGTCGCGCGACCTCCTCACCAGTAAAGGTGTGGGAGACAGGCGAGGCGGCACCGTCGAAGACGGTGATATTTGCTTGAGCAGCCAAGGTATTTCCTTTAGTAGGCCGATTAAACGGCTCTGAGTTCTAATACCCCTTGGAACCGCGTCCTGCAAACCCTCCAATAAGGAGAGCTATAGCATTAGCGCAATGTTGCCAAGAGGCGACTTTGTCAAGGCTCTTGAATTCCGGTAAAGGAATTTTAGGAGCAGCCGAAATGACTCGTGTCATGGTAGTCTGCTTAAAAGTATAATTAGCAGACGGGAAATAACCCTCACCGTCGATTGGGTGAGTTCGGCCGTGCTTCTTGTCGGTAGTGACGTACTTTCCGACGACCGCGCTTGAGATCGCGCGGGCTTCCAAGTAGGACCCGATAGGAATAAACCAGTCGGCTACGAAGGAAAAGGGCACAAGTTCCCAGGCAACCAGCTGAGGGTCGAGAAGACCCAGCTGAGCCAGCATAGAGGGATGCTCGGTAACAACCACCTTCAAAAACCGTTGATGGTAGCGACTCGCAGAGGAATGAACCCCTTTAAGGACGCCGCCGACGTTATCGAGGACGGTGAAACGAGACTGATCTTCCTCTCTGCGCACAGACATCCGATAGGACTGCTGAGCGGGGACAGACAACTTATGCGCTAAAAATTCAGCGCCGGACTTCGCGTCGTCAAGAAGCGGAAGCCACCCGTACTGGAGTTCCAACCAGTGACCGGATAAGTTCTTAGCAGTCGGCTTTATCCATTTCTGGAGGTAGCGTCCGCCGTTTTTATAAGGATTCAAGGGAGCTCTCGAAGTACCTTCGAGCAGTGAACGGGTTGCCCCGGCCACATCACCCTTGCGGAGATGAAATAGAGATTTCGCGATTTTAATCGCTGATCCTGCAATCAACTCCAAGGCCTGGTGGCCTTCTCCAAGGAAAACCGACATATTAAAGTCGGACCCTTGCATTTTATCTCTCAACTTGCCCAGAAGCTTAAGCTGGTCATTAGCAGTCAAGAGAGTAGCAGCGCCCCAGTCGGTAACACCGAATGTGACGACGCGACCTCGGGTACGTGTAATTCCGGAGGAAGTATACGTAACGAGATCTTGCTCCTGCAAGAGATGAGACATCGAGTAAGCGTGTTCGATGTCTCGCGCCCTCTTAGGGGGACGCGAAGTGTTGCGGTTCAGCCTCGGGAAACGAAGGATCTTACCATCACGGAAGACTTCGAGAACAGGTTGTTTCGGATAGACCGTTTTTACGCGATCATCTCCGGACCAAGACCTGGCCCCCTTAGCACCCCTCCATCCATGGGTGTCAGACGGGACGTCATCGACCTGGACAAAGTTGTCAAAACTGATTGAACCCACAGTCATGACAAGCTACTCTGATAGAACATCAGACCTCCTAGTCAGGGAGGGCAAAGCCGGCCTTCTTCATCATGAAGGCTGCTTCGGCTACGTGAGCAGGGGTAGGCCGGATGTACTCAGGGTTAAACCAAGTAACACCCGACCGATTTCCTGCAAGAACTGAGGCTGCAAGACCGACAGGGTCGGCGAAGGCGACAACGCCTTCGTTAGCTGCTGATTCGCCGTAAGCCCTTATGAGGCAATCGACGACAAGTCTCAGAACATCCGTTTGAGAGACCATAATTCACTCCTAAAAGTTAAAAAATGGCCCCAGAAATGGACCGCCAGAAAGAAGCCCGAGG